TCGCCCATGATCTCGTCGGAGAAGGTCACGCCGTCCGTCGAATAGCGCAGCATCACCTTCGGATCGGAGCCCTGCCCGAGCGGCAGGCCGACGCCCATCGCCATGTCGATATAAAGCTCGTCGATGATGATCGAGCGCCCGCCGGCCTCCAGATGCCCGCTGACCCGCGTCCGCCGCAGCGGGTTTCCGGCGTCGGAGAAATAGTCAAGCGACTGTCGGTAGATTTTGCCGTTCTGGTAATCGGCAACGAGATGATAGCCGTAGGCAAAAGCGTGCGATTGCGCCCTGTCGCGCTCCTGCTCGCCTGTCTCAGGGTTGAGCCACGCCCATTCGCTCCACTCGGTCTCCTTCACGTCGAAAACGCGCGTCCCCTGGTCCGCGTTCAGGACGTAGAAGATATGGCCCTGTTCCTGATAGGTGAATGCCGAGAGATTGGTGGCACCCTGCGTGAACCGTTCGATTGCTGATGTCGAAACCCGTTGCGGCGTGCCGCCCACCATTCTGCGAACGATGCCTGAACCGGAGCGGCTGTTCTCGACCCACCAGATGCTATTGTCGTCATTGGCGATGGTGTCGCCTGAAACCGTGCCGGAAAACAGCGTCCCCGAAGGCACCGGAACGAATGGATTATCGGTATCCCCGCTGTTATACCAAGGCTCGACCGATTCCCCGCCGAAGAGCTGGATCTGATCTTCGTTGGTGCCGATGCCGATGATGTTGTCTGGCAATTGCTCGGCAGTGAAGAACTGCAGATCGTCAACGGTGACGTCGTTCAAATTCGAATACCAGACGCGCCCGCTATCCTTCTCGACATAGAGGATGCGCGACTTGAAGTAGACGCACAGGCTGCCGATCGGGGCGGAAGTGATTGCTGCCAACTCGCCGGTAGCAAGCGTCAGGCCATAAAAGCCCGAACCATCGCCAATGACGAGAACGCCCGCGAGATCAGCCATCCCGACCTTGCCGCGAACGGAGTTGATCTTGCCCCAATCGCGATAATCGCCATTGGCATAGACTTCGTACACCCTGCCGCCGGCTACGGCGAAATAGCGCCCGTTGACGACGTGAACGCCGCGAACCGGCCTGCGGGGCAGTTCGCAATGCAATTCGCGCCCCGGCCTGCTGACGAGGTGCCAGCGGACCTTTTCGCCCTCGCGCTCGATCTTGACCGGGAAGAAGTTGATCGATCTCTGGCTATCGACCTGGGACGAAATACCCTGATTGGTCGGGCCGATGATCGGAACCGGGATGGTCTGCTGCGCCTGCCGCTGATAGCGCGCAAGAAACATCAGAAAAACTCAGCCGTGCCAACCGAGGCGCGGGTATCGGCGGTCAGCGCCCTTAATGCCCCCAGCGCAAAAGCCTTAGCCGTGTAGTCAGGCTGAAACCCGAACGCATTGACCGAAGCGCGGACGTAAAGGCCGAAGGATTCTATGGCATAGGCGGGGAGGTCTTCGATATCCCACAGCGCCGTTTCCATCTGCTCGAGCTCGGACTGGCAATTGTCCATTACCGTCTCGATCAGCTCGGCGTCGGATGCATTTAAAGCGCCGCCGGGGCCGAGAATGCTCAGATGATTGCGCGCGATATGGTCGCGAAGCTCAGCCTTGGTCACTGGTCTTCTTTGCTGGGCCGGGAACCTTCGCGAACTCGGGATTCTTCGAAAGCCGCTCGATCAGATCGGGATCGGTAACGTCGGTGGGGTCATGCCCTTCGAACGTGAAGCGCCCATAAGTGATGGAGGTATTCCACCCTGTATATTTGCCGATGAATTTGAATTTCATAAGGCACCTTCAAAAAGGCGGCCGGACCCGAAAGCCCGGCCAGTTCAGGGGAGAATTATGCAGCCGCGATGCCGCCGCCGACGAACAACACCACCACCTTGATCATGCCCGTGCCGCCCGCGTTCGCAGCGGTGTTGCACAAGGCCGTCACATAGGTTTCAGCGGCAAACGTCTTGTAGCCGTTGTCCTGGATGATGTTGATGAACGGGTAGTAGAGACCCGCCACCGGACGGAACATCGACACCGCGTCACCGTCGAGAGTGCCGAGGTTGCCGAATCCGTCCGTGTCGGCCGCGTCGGTGCCGTTGGCTTCCCAGCCGATATCGATGTCCAGCGCTTCCGTGCCGGTATCGATATCAGCGCCCTGGAAGAAGCCACCGATCACGGTAGCCCCCGCCGGGAGCTTGCACAGACGCACAGTGTCGTTCTGGGCAAGCGCGGTCGCGATGCTGAAGTAACCCCAGGCCACGCCGAGCACGCCCTGCGTGTCGGGAAGGCTGGGAACGGGGAAAGAGGCCACTGCGCGCGGCCCGGTATAGGTCGTCATGTCGATTGCTCCTGATTAGCCGATTTCGGCCGAAGTGCCGGAGTTGTTGAGACCGCTGGCATTGGCCGAACCCGTGGTCGCGAAGAAGCCGGTAACGACGCCGTTGTCCTTGTAGTTGTCGGTGTCGCCCGTGCCGGTGCCGAACCGCAGCTTGGACACGGCATAGATACCGTCGATCGCGACGCCGTACTTGTCGCCGTAATCGAACTCCTTCGTGCGGGTGGACCAGCGCCGGCCCCATGCAACGCCAAGCGCCTGAGCGCCGCAGAGATAGACAGGCGTCACCTCGGCAGTACCGGACGCGCCGATATTGGCATAGATCGGAAGATCGTCGACTTCCTTGACGATCACACCGTTCCACCACAGATCGCCGCCATCGAACAGCTTCATTCCCTGCGCTTCCACCTGCGTGGTTGCGAGAGTGGAAGCCATCGAGGACTTCAGATCCTTGAAGGCGTGGGGATTGGCATAGGCGATATAGGCCCGCTTGCCGTTGCCCGGATCGCGCAGCGGCCGGATTTTCGGGTTGCAGGTCTTCGCCTTCAGGATCATCCCGTCCAGCGCGGTCGAGTTGAACAGGTCGTTCGTGGTGTCGAGCTGGGCGAGGTCGGCCGAAAGGTCCGTGCCCGAGCCGACATTGGCGCCGAAATAGACGCGATCGAGATTATCGACCAGCCATGCGTCGCCGATCGCCGCAGTGCGCGAGAGGAAGTCCGTGCCATCCAACGATCCGAGCTGGCGGATGATGAAATCGCGGGTGTCTTCCTTGCTCCACGTCATCAGCACCGAACGGGCGGCGTCACGCAGATCGATCGCCGAGCGGATTTCCTCCATCTCGGGGATACGAACAGCGTTACGGCGCTTGTTGATGGTGATCGCGTGGCTGCGCTGGGTCATGTCCTCTTCGTTGCCTTCGAGGACGTTCGACCCTGTGGTCGCGGCATTGGTCAGGCGGTTGACAAGCTGGATGTACAGCGTGTCGCCCTCGCGCTTGCCAAGCTGAGTTTTCACCTGGATCAGCGCATTTTCCTGCGTGCCCATCACCGACGCGAAGTCGGGGATCTGCACATATTGTTCGTAGAAGTCGCTCTCCCACTTTTTAACCTTCAGGTTCGTGGGGACAGAAGTATCTGACATTGTTGGGGTTCCTTAAAAGGACGCCGACGTCTTCACGACGTGGGTTCGATTGACGTTCAGCCCATCGGGAGAATGTCTTTGTCCAGCACCGGACCAGACCAAACAGGCCCGCCACGGGACGCGACACTTCCGTCTATGACTGTTGAGGTTGGGAAGGTCCGTTGAGGCGTAGGCGCTGCCGCCCTTACCTCTGCCTCCCATTTCGCGCGCTCGGCTGCAATCAGCCCATCGATGCTTCCGACCTTTTCCAGGTCCAGAGAGCGCTTGCCTGCACGATAGGCAAACTCACCCGGATCGGTGGCCATCATCATCTGATGAGCCAGCGAAGGGTTGAACTGCACGGCCTGCTGGAATGCTTGGAAAGCATCGCCATAGTCCGTATATTTCGCCCTCGCCGCAGCTTCGGAGACGTTCACACGCTCCGCCTGCTGTTGCTGTTGGAACTGCTGCAACAGGCTTTGGCCGAACTGGTCCAACCGCTGCTGCAATGCTGCATCAGGGTTTTCCCAGAACTCCGGGGCCTGCTGTTGCGTCTGGAACTGTGCGAGCTGGTGATGCATCGCTGCAACCTGGCTCTCAAGCTCCTGCCGTTTGCGCTTTTCTGTGAGGTATCCCTTGAACTGATCTTCGGGAATTGGATTTTCGGCCGGCGTCGCCGCTGGTGTTTCCACCTCGCCCGTTTCCTTGGATGCGAACCGCCCGTTTTCATCACGGGGTTGCCCGGCATTCTCGTCCAGATCGCCTTTCGGCTCTTCCGTCAGTTCGTGCTGAAGCGTTGGTCCGTCGACCAGATCGCTCTGGTCCATCGGCAGGGTGTCGTCTTCCTCTATGCTCATGGGGTTCCTCAATTGCCCGTCAAGTCGGCATCACTTTCAAAATCGCCCGTTGCCCGGCGTCGGCACAAAAAACCCCGCCGGAGCGGGGCTTGGTGTTCAAATTCCTGTTCGGTTAAACGGAGTTGCCCCCAAACCATTCGTTCGCGGGAATACCTTGGGCTGCCAGCCATGAGAACACGTCCGAGGCGCGGAACAGCCGGACGTTGCTCACCTCATAATAAGGGATCGAGCCCATCGTGCCGGGCGTTCCGTTGTTCTTGATGTACTGCGCGATTCTGGAGCGCGACCATTGCTCGCCGTCAGCCGGGTTTGCGATCGTGTCTGAGGCGTCATTGATCCTGATCAGCATCACGAAACCGGCGAGATAGGACGATGGCCCGGTGCGGAACTTGCCGTCCCCAGCCCACCAGAAATAATCGATGCCCCGGCGGACATTGTAGCCGCCCTGCCCGTCGCTCGACGCAAGCCCCCGCGCGACGGCGAAATCGAGGATGGTTGCCTTGGTAGTGGCGTAGAGGATGAGGTCGATCATGTCGTGAGCGCCTGAAGTTGCGCGTTACCGAGGCGTGTGCTGTAGTAGGTGAGCTTGCGTATATGCCCGTTCGCCTGTTGAAGATTGGTTTCTTGATTGCCAATGTTTAGACGATCACAGGTCGGCACGGCTGCTGGGGAGGTGGGGCCTAGGCTAAGCACTCCGTTTTTGGCCGCGTTAGCTTGATTGGCACCGATCGCATACGTAATCGCAGACTTAAAAGCGACATTTGCAGTTACATCAGTTAATACGCCCGCAGGATTTGTCGCGACACCACCGGCGATAATGCGGTTATCAATAAGCGGCAGCCCGATATTTCTAAACTGCGTGATCCTGTTATTTGCTGAACCATCGCCACAATAAAACATTGTTTGGTTAGTCGTGCCGGATGGAGCTAGAGCAATAAGGTCTCCCTCCCACACGAACGTCCCTTGGCTCTGATTATACCATGAAGAGAAGTTCGTTCCGGTCATCGCCGCGACATCCCCCGCCCGCGTCACCTGCGCCGAAGTCGTAGCAATCGCCGACGTGATGAATGCCGCGCTCTCGCACTGAAAGAACTGAACATCGACGGCATCGCCGTTCGTGACGATGCGAATGCCGACAACTGGGTTTGTCACTGTCTGGGTGGCAATCGAGACCCGTGTCCACGATGATGTGACCGTTACCGTCGTCCACGTCGTGCCGTTGTCTTGGGTGACCTGAATATTGCCGCTGCCGGTGCGGCGCTTGATCCAGCATGAGGTGACGCGAGAAGCCGATGCCGACGTGATCGTTTGCAACGCCGTACCGTTGGCGCCCGTTGCCGTCAGCGTCGACGCACTGTTCGAAACACCATCGGCGCCTGTCGCCGTCTTTGCCGCCGTAACGCTCGATTTTACCCATGCGGCGTTGGTGAAGTCATCCGACCATAGGGCAAGGTTGGTACGGCTTTCCTCGATCAGAAGGCCGAGGGGTGTTCCAATGTTCGTCGGATCATAATCAAAGCGCGGGTTGCCGCTTGCTATCGTCTCGACCAATCCAGAGGCGTTGACCCGTGTCGCGCTGCTGGCGCGCGTGAAGGTGATGCGGGGATCAAGCGCAATTTGGTTGATGAAGTCGAGCGAAAGTGCCGGTCCTCCTTGCCGAGTGAAATATCTTCGGCCAAGTGGTGACAAGCGCATCATCACGCAGCGCGGCCCTGGAAGCCCTTGAAGCGGGGCGTGAAGGTCGTCGAGTTAGCGCTGGGTGTGAATGCCCCAAGCGTCTGGAGCTGCCAGTAGAAGGTTTTCGCGCTGCTGGTAGGATTGGCGATACGAAGCGAGCCCTCATCTGGGACGAGAACACCACGGCTGCCATCAGAGAAAGCGCGCATGGTCCCTGTAAAGGAACCAACCCAGCCATTCTTCTTGTTTGACCATGCGGCATTGTCCCCGCCCACGACGCCAGAACTCGCGGTTGGATCGGCGTTGAACAGGTGCAGCCGGATCTGGATGCCCGCCGAGCCTGGACCGGTGTCGCTCGAATCCAGCAGCACCTCGGGAATCTCGACTCCGACATCGTTGGTATCGCTCAGCGTGACCACGTTTGCCGTAACATTTCCAGCGGTGCCGTTGTCAGATATGCTATCGAGCGCCGTGTAGGGGGTCGTATTCGCCGGGCGCGTCAAGGCGCTGGCGGCGACGTTGAAGTAGCCGGTATAGGTCTTTCCGACCTCACCCTGGTCGCTGGCAATGGTGACAGCGAGCGAGGCGGCCTTCGTTGTCTGACCGAGCGCCGTCGGAAGTAGCGCGATCAGTGAGGTGATCCGCTGCGCGACGCGCTGGAGGCGGCCATTGAGGCCGGATGATGCGATATCGGTGGCTGGTGCGGTTTCATTGACTGCGCCAATCACCGCGCCGCCATTCACCTGGACGCCGTTGGTCGTCCCCGGCGTCGTCTGGTCGATCTGGACCGTGCTGCCGCTACCGCCGCCCCCACTGCCATCGACTAGGTAGACCGCATCGGCCCACACGTCATTGCCCACATGCTTGGTGGTCATTTATGCCGCCTCCTTCTTTGGTTCCGGCTTCATCGCTTCATGACGCTCGGTCTGTGCGCGATAGGCATCGATGCCGATCTCCTGCCCACGCTGAGCCACTTCAGCCTGCTTGAAATAATTCTCCGCGCTGTTGTCGGGCTGCATCCCGGCCGTCTGTGCCTGAGCGTAATTCTTTGCCGTCTCGCTCTGTGTCTTCTCGACCTCGGCCTGGGCGCCGGCCATCGCAAGCTGCTGCTGCTGCTGGGCCATCGGGTTTGGCGCGCTCATCTTCTCAAGCTCGTCGAGAAGCTGGTCCTTATCACGCAACGACGAAGCCATGATCAGGAGCTTCGCATAAGGCGGCGGGAGCTGCGTCAGGCCCGGCATGATCTTAGCCAGCGTGTCGAACTGCTCGGCCTGAACCGTCGGCGTGTCCATGCCCTCATCGATGACGATATCGACATCAAGCTCGTTGATAGCGTTGCGCGTTTCGACGACCTGGTCCTTGTGCTGCTGAACGAACAACCCGAGCATCATCTGAGCCCGTTGGTCGCCGGCCATGAATGCCTGCATCACCTGTGGCCCGACCAGTTTGGCCGCCGACTGCATGCCCTCGGGCTTGCCCTGCTGAACCTCTTGCGCAATCTGCCCAACCGTGACCTGCTGGTTCAACCCAACGAAGCGGAGGTTACGGTCGTCATCGGTGACCCTGATCCACCGCTCGCTATCCCATACTTGGCGGATGCGGTTCCAGATCGCCTCATAGACGGCAAGCGTAAGCTCGCGCAGAATATCGAACGGATCGGCCACCTCAACCATGCCGCCCTGCTGCTGGGCAAGAATAGCCCTGCCCGACATGTCGTTCTCGTTCTTGCCCTGAAGCGCCGCATTCGCCCCGAGCAAGTCAATCTCGGCCTTCGCCTCCTGGAGAAGCTGGAGGTTCGCCGCCGCCATGTCATTCGTCGGGAGGATTTCGAACTCTTTCTCGTCGGCAACGATAATTCCATCCGGCTTGGCCAGCTCGCTCCTGATCTTCTCGGGCGTCTGCCCCGACGACCGCGACACGCGCGCCTGTCGCATGGTGATCAGATGCAGCCCCTTCGAGCGGCGCTTGTTGATCTCATCCTGCGGCGAGATCAGAACCCTGACTTCGCCATAGCGGTCATTGTCTCGATCAACGTACAGGCTCGCGGCCTTGATCGGGTTCTCCGGCCTGCCGTCCTCATCAACATAAGGCGACTTGGCGGGGTTCTCGATAAAGCCCATCTGTGTGAACACGGCGCGCATCCACACGCCGCGTTCACGATAATAGATCTCGCAAACCCTTACCCGCTTCGATCTGGGCTCGCTCCATGTCTTGTAGCGCGGCTTGTCCTCATAGGTGTCTGTCGAACTGCCCGACATCGACGCATCGAGAACTTCACTGGCTCCCGGCCATTTTTCCTTCGCCTCGTCCAGATCATACCATGTGACGATGCCCATGTAGCGGGCATCCCTCATGAACTGATCGGACGCCTTGGGGTCGAAGAAGAAACGATCCCACGGAATGCGCGTGATAGATGGATCAAAGCCGTAGCGGCATTGCTTGACATCGACCAGAACCGCCGCGGTGCCTTCGATCAGCAGGTTCTTCCACGCGCCTGAGCGCTTATTGTCCCATTTTTCCTTGTCGCAGATGTACCGAAGGCCATCGGTCGCAGCACGCGCCGCGTCCTCATCGTCCGGGTTGCGGGGAAACGCCTTCGGGTCCTTGCGCTGCTGCTTTTCCAGCCCGGACATGAAGTCGATCTTGCGCTTGATGCGGTTGTAGGTGACGACGGGCTGCTTGCGCTTCTCCATCACTCGGATCTGGTCGTCGGTCCATTGCTTGCCGTCGTAATAATCTCTGTCACGCTCAGACAGTTTGCGTGCGTTATCGGTCGTGAACTCGGCTTCCTCGAAAAATTGGACGAGCTGCGCGACGTCAGCCAATTACGCTACTTTCCATCCGTCGTAATCCTCATCCTCACTGTTCCAGCCGTCACGTGGTTTCTTCGCCGGCTGCTCACTCAGGATCGCCGGATGCGCCTGGTCGATCGCTCGGCCTATCAACGAGGCCGTGTCCACGTCGTCATCATGCTTGCCGGCGGGGAACACCAGAAACTCGGCGATGTCCGCGCCCTTCTCGAAATAGACCCGTCCACTCGCAGCCATCGCCTGGAACGAACGCGCCCGCGTCGGCTTGTCAGCAACCGATGGCAGCCATTCCAGCCTGCAATATGTGGTGCGTTCGGCCATCCTGCGGCGGAGCATCGGCTCTATCGCCTTCTGGATGACGCCGCCTTCTCCGAACCAGGCGAGGGGCTTGTATTTCGCAATAAGATCCAGCTTCCGCTCGATCCACACATCACTTGCAGATTGCCCTCGCCATCCATCCACGCGGTATATGGCGCCGGTATCGTCAATGCCCCACACACGATGGACCGTATAGTCTCCGTCTCCATCGGTAACGGCATAGTCCGACGTCCCGTAATATCTGAGCGTGGGCAGTTTTTCCCATTCCCTGAACCATGCCCGTTGGAAGAACGTGCCTTCGTCGGGTTGTGGCTGCTGCTGATACAGTGCCGACCATTCACGCGGGCCGATCGCGCCCTTGATCCGATGCAATGTCTCGACCGGATACCATTCCGGCCACAACGCCTCGCCTTCTTTCGAGAGTGCGGGGAGATCCAGAACCTCCCACTTATCGCTACCGTCGCTCAACAATCGTCCGGCAAGGTCGTCTTCATGCCACCGGGTTTGAATGAGCACGATCGCCCCGCCCGGCATCAATCGCGTGTAGAGCGTTGACCTGTACCAATCCCAAACGATGTCACGACGTCGCTCGCTGTCCGCCTCTTCGCGATCCTTGAAGGGATCATCTATCAGCGCAATGTGCGCGCCTCGGCCCGTCACCGCTGTACCGACACCAGCGGCCACATAAGCGCCGCCGTGGTTGGTGTTCATCCGGTTCGCGGCCTGGCTGTCAGGGGCCAGCGTCACCGACGGAAACACCTCGCTAAACTCAGGCTCGGCCACGATGTTGCGCACATTGCGTCCGAAGTCATTGGCAAGGTCGCTGTTGTAGCTCGCCGCGATGATCTGGCGCTTTGGGTTGCGGCCCAGGCACCATGCCGGAAAGCGCTTCGATGCCAGTTCACTCTTGCCATGCCTCGGTGGCATGAAGATCATAAGCCGGTCTATTTCGCCGCGCTCAACGGCCTCCAGCTTTTCGGCAATCAGTTCGTGATGACGTGCACGCTGATAAAGCGGGTTGGTGTGTTCAGTGAACCGAAGAAGGGATCTCCTCGCCAGTGCCGCCCGTATCTCTTCGAGCGTTGGCAAGGATTCCCTCGAGCTGTTCGAGCTGATCTGTTGGGATGCCGTCAAGGTCATATTTGTGCGTCACGGTCTTCTCGCTCTTGACCGTCAGCTTGTCGCTGTAACGCTGCGACCATTTGCCGATCAGGCGAATGCGTGTGTCAATGCGAATGCGCTTGTCTTCAGGTTTGATCTCGCTGTCGTCGGCAATGTCCAAGCATTCGTCAGCGAGCGCGTCACAGCCTAATTCTCGCGCGCGGGCGGAATGCGCAAACGTTGCCTCGTCCTTGTTCAACCAATAACGAACATTGCTCTCTGGTATCTCACGCTCACGACAAATGCGGCGCAACGATTTACCCTGTGCAAGCTCGTCACAGATAGCGATGAGCAGTTCCGCGTCCATCAGTTCCTCACCGTCGCAGAGCACACCTTGGCACGGATGAAACCCTTCAGCTTCTCACCATTCGCGAGATCGGCGCTGAACAAAGCTGTGTGATCGCCAGCCTGATCGAAGTTAAACATCACCGTTACGTTGTGGCCGGAAACCGATGGCGAGCCGAATGAAATGCCGTTGCACGAGAATGCGGGGTTCGTGATCGTGTTTGCTCCAGCGGCGCGGGCGAGTTTCAGTGTCACGAAGCGCTTCTCCCCCTCGATCGTCTCGGGAAGGTCATTGTCTCTCAGGCGCATGGGATTACGATGCCTCCCACGGGAATTGTGGGCGTCATGCCAACCACCAGCGTGATGGGCTGGCGCAATGGACCGAACAGCAACAGCTTGCCCGTACCACTCAGGCTCAGGCCAATCCCGCCATAGCGCAGTGTGCCAGTGCCTGCAGTGTTCTGCGGAAAGGCGATCGAAGCAAGATTGGAGCCCTGGTTGCTCGATACATCCCATGCGCCGGAATTGCGGTTGATGACCTCGCGGGCATACCCCGTATATCCGGTTTCGCCCGTGGTCTGGTTTCCACCAATGCCAGGCTCGGACTCATACAGCCCGATGTAAAGATGTGTTGCCGGCGATGACGCAGCATTGTCCGCGATGTTGGCAATCGCCACCCCTTGGAGCAGCAGCTTCAACATATCCTGGGCGAACGCTGTGGTGACGCTCATTCGGGCAGGCACTCCAGCGTGAAATTATCCGCTATGGCCGAGACCGTGAAATCGTCGGCTATCGCGTCCAACTCGAAACTCTCGGGCAATGCAGAGATAACCAGCGGTGAGGTTGCGTTGCGGACGATGAACGAACCGCCGAAGCTCATCCCCATACTGGCCTGAATATCGATCGAACTGCCGAGATCGAACGTGGCGCCGAATGCCATGCCAAGCGTAGCACCGACTTCAGTCGTGACGTTCTGGCGCTTGGGGAATGAGGAGATCGGGTCAGTGCTGAAGGATGATGTCGAGAACATCAGCACCTCCAGAAAAGCGAAACGCCCGCCGGGGGTCTCAGCGGGCGTAACTCTGTATCGTGCATTTCATGCGCTAAGTCGTTTCGGCTGTCAAGAGACCATCGCAACCAGGCATTCCTTGACGCGCTGCAGCCGTTCCTTGTCCCATTTGTCCGCGAGATAGCCGACGACCAGTTTCCCCTGTCGCAGCCAGCATTCGTTGAGCAGCCGCTGAACCCAGGCCGGGTTTCCATCAGGGAACCAATATTCGTTGACGCAGATGCTGTGCATGGCCGAGGTGCAATCATACCCAGCAGCGCGGGCTTTCCTGTCGAGTATCTTGAAACGCTCGCCCCTTGGGTCTGCGTCGCCCGTTCCTGATGTTCTGGAACGCGGCTCGTAGGAACTCACGCCGTCGAAGGTGTGATAATAATCCCAGTATAGTCCGCCATAATCACGGCCGATGTCTCTCAGCACCGCAGGGTCAAATTCCGTCCCGTCAAGCAAGCCAGCGGCCCATACCCTGCCGATGCAATCGTTGACCTGTTCGTCAGCCTTGCCCCCCTGGTACACGCGAAATGCCTCTCTCCGCTGCTGAACGCGGTCGTTGCCATAATCCCATTTCGGAAGACCGGCCCGGCTCAATTGGCCCGATGCTGTGCGAATGCCCGCCTTGCGCTTACGCCCCGCTCGCTTGCTCATGACGTGGTGTTTCCCTCCCCTTCATTCAGGACGAAGTCCATGGCCGCGGTGAATGACGAAGCAAGCGACGTGGAGTACAAGCTCATGAA